CCATAGCATCAAGAGCAGAAGTATAAGCACCACCTACAGAACCTGTAATCCAGTTTTTATATCGTCTGTCATCAGTTTGAGAAGCTCTATATCTTACGTGCAAGAAAGGACGTCTAATGTTTGATCCTAACATTTGATCATAAACAGTAGTAGTACCAGCAGGAACCATAACACCATCAATATCAGATGTTAAGCCTCTAGTAGTAGCATCGTTTAAGTATTTCCAGTCAGTTTTGTAGAAGTCATAAGAACCTCTTCTAAATCCTGAAAAACCAAAGTTAAGTGCCATTTCTGACTCATTGTCAAATAAACCATAAGAAGCAGCTTGTGTACCAGCATAACCTCCGCCAGCCATAGCAGCAATCATATCATCAAAATCCAAAGCAGTAGCTCTGTTTAAGAATAACATGTTTTCTTCAATAGCTCCTTGCTTGTCAAGTTGCTTAAGAATAGCATCAAAATCACCTAATGCACCAGCTCCAGGAGCAGCAGCACCAGCAAAATTTTGCCATACATTACCTCTTGTTTCAATAGCATCAAATAAACCTTGAGTACCTATTGGAGCAACACCAGTAGTACCATCACTAGTAAACTGAGTAGCACCACCTGTATAATCAGCAGCAGTTACACCTGAACCAGCAGCGGCTTTAACACCTTCAACGCAAGTCATTTCTAAGTAATCTTCAAAACGTAGTCTTGTTTCAGACTCAGCTTTTAGATACCACATGTAACCTGATGTTCCATCTTCAGTAGCAACTTCAATCCAACCAATTTGAGCAGCGTCAGAACCTGATACTTCAAATTTATCTTTAATGATAACTGGGTTGTTTGAAAAAGTTTCTGGAGTAGGCTCAATAGATCCAACCATTTGGCTAGTTCCTTTTGCAAACTCTGAACCATAAACAAATAATTTTAATCCAGTAGTTCCTAAACCAGCAGCTCCTAAGTTAGCAGCTTCGTAAGGCACAGCAGTAATGTCTAAACCACTAATAACCGTTACTAAAGCTTTAACAGTAGTAAAACCGTCAGCTATAACTATAGTTTGATTTAATCTTACAGCGTTGTTTGATCCAGCAGCTAGACTTATAACATTACTAGTTCCAGCTCCTTTTGTAGCGCCTTCATAAGCAATGTGTAATCTATTTTGCTCAGACCAAATTACTTGATCAGATGTCATAGGCATTTCAGCGCCTACCATTCTCAAGAAAGCAGATAAAGTTCTGTTTCCGTATCTTTCTACTTCAGCTTCGTAAAGCTCAGGTAGATATTGTTGTGTCCAAGTCGAAAAATTAGCGTCGTGAAAATTGATATAGTTATCAACCACAGCTTGTTGTTTCGGCATAGGGACAATTGATGGTGGAAATGCTCCGCCACCTGCAGAATTGTCTAAAAATCCCATTTTTATATTTTAGTTTAAGTTATTTTTTTATTTTATTTATTTTTAACTTAGAACTTGTATCACCAGAAATAGCTCTTACTTTAAAACCATTTAAATAAACATCACCCGGAACCTCAGTTCTAGCGTCTTTGCTTATGTTCTTTGATTTAGCAGTAATATCTTTTACAGCGTCACTTTTACCTTGCTCATAAAAATGAGAAGCAATAGTGTCGATGTTTCTAGCTCCATATATAGCTTTGTGGTATGCACCTGGATCATTAACTGTACCATCTTCGTTTAAGAACTTCTTAATAAATGTTGTTAGATCAGATTGCGCCTCGGCAACTTCATTAGCATCTTTAACACCGTATCTAAACTTCTTTTCACCAACCTCGAAATCAAAACCTTTGAAATCATTAGTAAAATAATCTTTAGTTGCAGTCTTAAAGCTTTCATGACTTTGCTTTGCTACCTCTTGTTCTTTGTTATATCTATTGAAAAAATCAGTTGCTTTTTGTTGTTCTTGAGTAACGCCCGGTCTCAACTTGATCTCGTCGTAATACTTCTTTTTCGTTTCCTCCAAAAAGTTTTTGGCTTTTGCAATTTCTTCCTTATAAGCAAGTTTCTTTTTCTTTTGCTCACGTTCCTCAGCTTCTTCAGGATCAAAGTAAAATTTATCTTCTAATATAAAATCTACTTCTTCTCTATCTAAATGAGGCTTAGTCTGTTTGTAGTATTCTCTAAGTAAAACATCTTCGTCTACATCAGTATAGTCTCTGCTTAGTCTCGCATAATCTTCTAATGTACCACCAGTCTCTTTCATAAACTCAACAAGTTTTTCTACGTTTTCAGGTAAATCTATTTGTTCAGCAACTGGCTCAGGCGCTTTTACAACCGGTTTTTCTTCAGTAGTTTTTTCTTCTGTTACTTCGTTCATAACAGTAAACTCTTCTTCTTTAACCGGCTCTTCCTTAGTTTCTACTTTTTCTTCAACCTTTTCTTCTACAATTTCTTGTACAACTTCCTTAGTTTCTTCAGGTTGTTTTGTTTCTTCTTCTTTTTTAGTTAAATCTACTTTAGTTGTAGGTTCTGTGTTAACTAATTTTTTAGGTTTCTTTTTCATTTTAAAGTCACCTTGTTCTAGAGTTCCATCAGGAGCCTCTTTTACTTCTTCTTTTTCTGACATAATATAATATAATAATTAATAATTAACCCATTCCAAAAGGATTGAGCATTGGCATAGGCTCTTCACTAGGTGTTGGCTGATCTTTTTCAGTTGCACTTGTTTCAAAGCTTGTTGGTAGTAAATCGTTTTGTCTTTGGTCTATTAATTGAGACTGTTGAGAACCTTCAATACGTACTCTTTCATCTTTACGGTCCTCAATTTCTTTTTCTTTGGTTTTTAAACCATTAACTTCCATTTGTTTTAATTCTAAATCAAACTTATGTTGTTGGTTCATGATCATTATCTTAACTTCAGCTTCTTGTTTGTACTTTTCAACATCAAACTGTACTTTAGCTTGTTCAAACTGTACTTTTTGCTCTGTTAATATTTGTTGTTTTTGAGTTTCAGCTAATGCTTGTTTTTCAGCTGCTTCTGCTTGCGACTGAGCTTGCTGTTGTATTTGCTGAAGTTTCATTTGTTGTTCAGCTGCTTGCTTTTGCTGTCTACGCTGTTTTAGCAGTTGATTAGCTAGTGTTAAGTTTTTAACTTCTCTAATATCTATAGCATCTTCTAAATCAATACCACCTGTCTTAAGTGCTATTTGTATATTTTCTTCTAACTTAGCTTTTTCTTCATCATCTGGCTCAAGATCTAAAAATATACCAAAATCGTATATATTTTTATCCATTAAGTCGGTCAATGTAGATACGTTAAACTTAGTTATACTAGTTTGTAATGCTGATCTAGTAAGTGGAAACATTAAAGCATCACCTATTCTTAATGATATATTTTCACAGTTTTTAAGTGTTAAGTATAGACTAGCTTGTAATATGTGTCTAGTTGCAGTGTTAGAATTAGCCGCTGCTATTTTTTGTAAACCTACTAAAGAGTTTTTATCAGGACTACTAGCATCTCTAGCTTCATTTAATCCCGTTACATCTCTTATAAGCTGTAAGTAGTATTGATAAGTTTGTATAAGACTTTGTATTTTAGCTCCACCATTACCACTTTGTAATTCTTGAATAGGAACTTTACCTGGATTCATATCACCATCTTGAGTAAATGATCTACCAACAATAGAACCTGTTTGAAAATACATATTTAAAGCTTCTTGTGGATTATATGTTGTTCCATTACCTAAATCTACCTCAGCTAAACCATCAACATCCATGTAAACACCATCAGGAACTACTCTAGATAACACTTGCTGTAGTTTAAGGTGTGTTAATTGAATCATATCAGCAAAACCTGTTATACGATTAACTAATGAATCTATACGCCCCTTATACATTCTAGGAGCACATATGTTGTAGTTCATGTTAACCTTGGTAGTATCCGCGCCTGGCCTAGTCATATTTTGAGCCATTTCCCATCTTAACATTTTAGGATGCCCTAGTATTTTAACACCAGTATATAATACTTCTATAGATCTAAAAGCTTTAGTAAAGTTAACTTCTTCAGGTGGATTAAATGCATCTGTTTTTTCTAATGCTTTTTCTAAACCATTTGGAGTTTCTTTTATTTTAAACACTTGATTAGTAAAAGTTTTATATTCAAAATATATTACTTGTATTTTATCATCAAAATATCTACCTTCTGCTCCGTTTCTATAGTTAGAATTACCTGGATACTTACTTATTTCTTTTAATTCTTCAGGCGTAAGCATAGGAAATTGTTTTTTAAGTTCAGCCATACTAAGCCCCTTTACCTCGCCAACATACCATATGTCTTCAAAGTTTGGATCTTCTGTGTATGAATAAACTAAATTAGCAGGATCAACATAACTAACTCCAACTCCTTCTTGTAAATTAAACTCAGTCTTAGAACAAGCGATACCTAATACTGTTAAATCATGATTTAATCTTCTTCTAACTAGATCGTATTTATTGTAATCTAAAACGTAGTTAATAGCTTCTTCTTGAGCTATTTCAATTCCTTGCTTATAATTAAGCTGCATGTAAACAGATACTTCATCTGGATTTGTTGGCATATTTGACTTACCACCACCAGTTGAAACGTCTAAACCTAATTGAGCTTTTGCTTTAGCTATATATTCTCTAGCGTAAATATCTTTCATTAAGCCTTGAATATATGCAGATCTTTTTCCAGTGGAAGAAGGATCTTGAGCATAGGCTTTAATATCGTAATTTTTTTGAGACATACCATTTACAACTATGTCTACAAATTTAGAAATAATAGGTACAGGAGTCCAGTCTAGGTTTAAGTAAGATAAATCTCCATTTATAGATAGTTCATCTTTGTACTTTTGAACAGATTGCTCTCCTCTAGCATATAGTCTTAATTGATGGAAGTTATTGTAGTTAGTAGCAAATCTATACCCTCCAGATCCTGTTCTAGTACCACTAAACCATTCACCTTCTATTGCTTGTCCTACTTTTAATCCATAGTCATAAGACGCTTTAACTGCATCAGGTACTACCTGATCCGGAAATGAACTTCCATAACTAGTTTCTATCATTTATTTTGTATTTTTGAAACAAAACCATCATTATCATATTTTTTAAAACTTAAATTCAATGGTTGTTTATTTTTAATTGCATTAGGTCTATAATTATTTTTGTTACAAGCCATAATTGCTAATCCAGAACTAATAGTAGCATCGTATTTTGTTCTGTTGTTTATATTAAACTTAGACCAGTCTTGTAATGTTTTTTGGTGATACATATCTCCAAAAGAATCTTTTAATATACCTACATAGTTCTCTATATAAGCTTCAATAGCAGCGGCGTGCGCTTGTTTAATATCTTCGCTTGAATTAGGTATTCCACCTATTTCTTTTTCTGTTACAGATAATCTATTCCAAAGTTTATCAGGCCTGTTCATACTAAAACCTCTATAGCCTCTTCTTCGTAAATAATATAATAATCTAGGTCTATTGTTTTCAGCTAGTATTGGCATACCATAAAATACCAATGACATTAAAACTTCTTCAAAGAATATTTCCGAAGTTTCAGGTCTAGCTATATATTCTAAAAAGAAATGATTAGGCGGTGCATCTTCCATTGAAAACTTAGTTAAGCCATGTAAAGCACCATTAGATCCTTTGCCGTCAACAGTACCACTTATATCATAACTATCACATCCAAAAGCACCTATATGCTCGTTTCCTGGATATTTAATTCCATTTTTAACTATTATCTTATTTTGTAGATTAGCCGGAGGAACCCAGCTTATATTAAACCTACCATTATTATCAGGAACAAACTGAACCCTAGTATCTTTAATCCCACCTTCCCAAATAAATTTACCTCTAGTAACACTAGCTTTATTATTAAGTTCATCATTAAAATCTATTTGCTCGTATATTTTTATCAAATTAAATAAACTTTCTTTAGTTTGATCTCTAAAAGCATGAGCTTCAGTTCTTGGAAACTGTCTATAATACTCGTTTAAACTATCTTGATCAGATTTTAAACCTTCAACTTCGTTTTCCCAATGCTCAATAACTCCTGTTGTAATGTCGTAACCATCAACTCCTTTGACTGAATTTTTACCTCTAATGAAGACAGGTAATCCATAAGTATCGATGAATCCCTCGTAGTTCCACTCCATAGGAACGAACAAGCTATAGAGCCCAGAAGATGTTTGTCCGTTTCTATTTCTTTTTGTAGCGTCTGAATTATAGTATAATTTTTTAAAATTGTTTCCACCTTTATCTAAAGAATTTGACGTTGAGCCCATCATACACTTACCTACGATTCTTGACCCTAGCCTTAATGTAGTTTTTGTAACTCTCCAGTTGTTTAATATGTTATCAGGTCTTTCCCATTTACCACTTTCATCATGAGCTAATAGTTTTAGCTTTTCACCATCATAAGAGTTATCACCTGTATTTTTCCAGTCAATAGTTGTATCAAGTCCGTCTAATTCTCTAAGCTGTTCATTCGACTCAAGCTTTCTTCTAGTAAGTTTCGATGCTGGAACTCTATAAGCCAATTCAGTTTTTGGCCTGTCCATACCATCTTGAATGGGTTTAAAAAAGAACGGGTAGTTAACTGATATGGGTACAACTTTATCTGTGAACATTTTCTTGGCATCTGCTCCAGACTTGGAAAGTATTCCAAACCTAGCATCGGAAGATATTGTAGCTTGGTTGACAAGCTCTGCGCTTGACATAAAAGAGAA